TTCAACCAAAGATTCATTTGCTTCTTTGATTACAGTTATTAAAGCAACTACTGTAGCGAAAAATATTCCATTCTGTTTTTTCTTTTCCTTTGCCTTTGGAGGAGTATCTATTTTCCCCTCACAGATTTTTTGCAAATCAGGTACGTCTTCTTTTAGTTGCAAGAAGGAAGCAAACTCAACAGAAGCAGTTTCACCCACGTTGATATCTGCCAACCCTTGAACAAAAGATTTCTCAGGATTAGTTTTCAGAATGTTTGATAGTCTTGTCCATGATCTAGGACAAGGCTGTGGTGCAATTACCTTTGGGTCAAAAACATTCAACCAATTAGGCTGAAAATTTAAGAACCCAATAACGTCTGTATGAACGTCATTTCTCACCGCCCAATTGAACCAATCATTTGAATCATGTACGAATTCAATCATGGCACATCTTGAGTAACAATGAGAAGGTATCTTGTTTGAACCAGCTCTATCACTTGCCTTATTAGAAGCACAAGCAATAACCCAATTACCTTTTCCATTTTGAGGAGTAGGCAATTCATACTCACCGATTCTTTTCTCGTACATAAGTTGAGATAGAACAGTTTGCATTGAATGATGAGCCTGTCCGAATTCATCAAGGAAAAGCATACCTTCTCCACTTGTAGGAAGATTACCTAAAAAGGCTCTCTTCTGTCTGCCTTCCTCTATATAGGGAATGCCTGATAAATCATAAGACTCATATAAGCTTGCTCTAAAATCAATCCAACCATACTCTTTCGCAGTTGGATTTACTTTATCGTAAACCACCTTTCGTTTGTCAGCCAAGATGTCTCGCACCTCTTCGACTATCGCAGACTTTCCGATTCCTGTTCCACCAATTAGGAAAGGAGTTTCATTAGCCTGTAATGTGTAAAGCATTTTTTGTAATGCCTTGCTAGGTTTATATTTCATATTACCTCCATGAAATAATTATAGTTAAGTTAGTAGAATTACTAACACCAAGAGAAAACCTTTTTACAGGCTAGAGATACCTCTATTTAATTTCTTTCGTATTGTCTCAAATACTCTTCAGTTGGTTTAAAAGGAGGGCATTTCTGCCCTCCATTTATTTATATGAGTTGGTTTAATTGTTTTTTTCCAATCTTTGCATTGCTTCGTTAAAAGCTTGTACCAAATCAATTCTTGTTTCAGAAAAAACAGTTTCTAATTTAGCATCTAATTCTGTAACTGCTTCAAGATTATTTTTATCAGGAAACCTCACAAAACCAAACTGCTCAAACAAGTCTTCAAGCACGTCTGTAATAACTATAAAGCCATAAGAAGATACTGTTAATTTATCATCAACAAAACCTTTCTCATCTTCATATCTATTAAACAATGGCTCACCAGTCTCAATGTCTTGGGGAATAAATTGTTTACTCATATTGCTTACCTCAATCCAATTCTTGCTTCTAGCAACCTTGCTATACGCTCACGAATTGTTTTTATATCGTATGCAAATTCGCATTGATTATTTTTAACAATCTCAAACAACTCATCTACGTCATGAGGAATAACTTCCTCAATCATTGTTTCCTTAGATTTATAATCCTTGAGTTTAACCCTCAAGTTTTTTTCAAGTATATCTATACTCATTTTCTAACCTCCATTAGTTAGTTTCTTGAACCCCATAATTAGGACTCTCATCAGCACGTTAATTCGTGGACTATCTTATTCAATGACTACCTCAAACAATTTAGAAATAAAAAAAAATATAAAAAAAAAGACAAAAAAAAAGAACCAAAAAAATACGCTACTCCATTACAGAGTAGCGTACATATTGGTTAATAAAACCTCACTCAAACCAAAAGAATATTATTCCTATTTGAGAGAGAATAAAAAAGAAAACTAGCATCAGTAAAAAAGGGATAGCTATGTTATACATTGCTAGCCTCATTCAACCAACCCTGTTTAATTGCTTCATACTTAGGAAGAGATACGTTCCCATCTCCGAAAGTTATTACGCCTAGATCAATATGGAAATTTACTTGTTGCAAATCTCCTATTGCTACATCTTGACCTTTAAACCTCAACATCTGTTCAAAGTTCTTTTGATATATAGACATATTAAAGCCAAGAACATGAAAGAGAGAATTCAATCTCTCTCTAGTTGTTACAGTTCCCCAACCGCACATACTAAAAGATAAGATTTCTCCGTTATGATCTTCATCCCAAAATGCGATTTTATGACCATGCAGATAAAACCCTTCTCCATCTGTGTGTGTGTTGGATATAGTTTTACTTCTTCTATCAGCGAATGCTTTCGCTATTACTCTAGATATATTTCTCATTGTTAGACCCTCCAGTCTGTTTCGATTATTTGGCTATCATCGTCAGGTACAAGCCGCCACACTTGTACGACATTGGAGGATGTCACAACTGGAATTTATCGTTTCCGCACTCTCCCTAACTTTGATTGTGTTAGTTCTCGTGGTACGCATATATTGTTTTGCTACTTTACTTCTATTAGCGAAGGCAATTCTTGTGACCTTCATCTTCAGTTAAGCCCTGTCACGACCTGAAGCACTATCTTGTTCTACTCTATAAAACCTCCTATGGGTTAATTAAAAATATAACTATATCATCTCACATCATAATAGCTAGCACAATGTGAGCATTACATCTCAGCAATAAAAGTTACATAATGCAAGCATGAAAGAAAAAGAAAAACCTAGTCTTCAGATTGTTGGGAAGGATGACGAGCTGACAATTAAACAACGTAAGTTTGTTGATGCAGTTGTTAAGGGTACTTATCCCACATACAAAGAAGCCTACTTTAATAGCTATGACGTTAAGCCTAACAAGAATGGAAGCATACCGAAATGGGTAGAAGTAGAAGCTAGCAGATTACTAAGCTCTAACCCTAAGATCACCCAAAGCATAAGGAAGGCATTAGAGAGGAAAGAAGATCATGCAGTTGCTTCCTCCATACGAACAAGGAGTTATGTTTTAGAACGTCTTTATAAAGAGTCTGTTGAAGCTGACAGTAGTGCAAGCAGAATCCGTAGTCTGGAATTACTAGGTAAGAGCGTGGCATTGTTCTCGGATGTAGTTGAGACGAAGGAAGCACGACAAAGCACCGACATAGAAGCAGACATAGAAGAGAAGATAAAGACCCTGTTAGATAGCGAAGATTAAAAAGGGGTTTAGTATCGTACATATATGATAGCGTAATGCAATCTTTTTCTTTACTTTTATTCTAACCCTACCCTTTTTCCTGAAAGAACCGAGCTGATATAGTACCCCCATCCCCCCTGTGTATATTAGCGTTACCTGACTGACTATAATACATAGTGATATGCACAAAATATCACTAACTTTCATATACCCCCCCTTATTATATAGCAGTTTGCTAGCTTTTTTAACTCCGATATAGGTTTTCTCTAGGATAATGCCCAGGATTCCTGCACCCCCCATATTATTTTTTAAATTTTTCTTGCTTTTTCTGTGAAGGGGGTGCAATATGTTAAAATCTAAGAGTTCCTATACCCAGTAATTACCAATTATTTAGTAAATACTTACTATACTAAATACTTATTAAGGATTTTATTTAGGAAGTATTTATTAAATAAGTATATACTTACTATATGGAAGAACTTATTAGTGTATTTTTTAATATTTGTGTTTATATATTACAAGTGACTGGGAATGTAACTGGAATGGGCTATCAACTAGCCAATATTGTAATCTTTGTTTTCCTCCAACCAGCTTTGATCTTATTGTTCTTTGCATTATGGAGAAGAGAGCGTAATAAACATGAACAAAAACTTACTGGGTAAAGTAAAGAATTTATCCCCTGTACAGAAACAAGAGTTACTGTCTCTTCTTGAGGAGCTAGAAGAAGCCAAAGGTAGAGAGAAATGCCACGAAGAGTTTATGTCCTTTGTTGGGGAGATGTGGTCAGCGTTTATTCATGGTAAACACCACGAGATAATGGCTGATGCGTTTGAGAGGGTCGCTAAAGGCGAATTAAAGCGTTTAATCATCAATATGCCCCCTAGACATACCAAGAGTGAGTTTGCCTCTTATTTGCT